TTATTTTTTTCATAAATTTAGTCCGTTGGATCAGTCAATAAAACTTCTCCGTCTCCGTCCAAAGTTAATGAAAATGTGCTTAATTCATCTCCAGCTCCTTGAGTCAAGGCTAAGTCAGTGATTAAAGCATTTCCGTAATATTTTGTACTGGTTGCTTTAGTAATATCAGTATCGATTTTCCATTGAACCATTGTTCTCGCTTGTTGCAATAAAAACAAAGCATCGTGAGATTTCTTTGCAGTATCGCCTCCAGCAGTTGTAGTGTCGATGTACTCTCCCTCTGCGTCAATAGTATAACTGAACATTCCGCCTTGTTTTTTAACAACTCCAGGGAAACATTTAGTTTGTGACTCAATAACAGAAACTGCAGTATTTAAGCCGTTCGAGGTCAAACAAGCAACTGGTTTCCAAGTGGTTTGGTAAATGTATAAGATACCGTTTTCTCCTTTTAATGCCATAATATTTTAATTTTAATTTTTATTTTTATTTCAAAGATAATACTTTATTTTAATTCTAGGATAATTCGAATAAAATTTCTATAAACGTTTTGAGTTGTAGAAATATTATCTAGTCCGTCAGGAAATTCAAATCTTAAATTTACAACCTCATATCCTTCTATTTGTATATTTTGGATAAGTGCAAAAATATCATTTTCAATATCGTCAACTCGCAATCTTGAGCCTGGATTCCCTGCTCCGTTTTGAATTGATACAATATCCAAAAGAGTGTAAGAAATCCAACGGTAATTACATTTAGTTGCTTTGTTTATCTCTTTTGACTGAGTTGAAATAATAACGTATTCGCTTGGATTGTTGTTTCCAGTTACTTGCATATCAAAACAATCGTATTCCTCTCCTATAAGGTCAAAAACAGCCTTTCTTACCCACTTGTTTGGGTTATTACTATTACTTAACTGTGCCATATTTTTTGAGTGCTTTTTTTAATGTTTCTAAATAAAAACTTCTGCCATATAATAAAGCCGGATACATATAAGGTCTAGGACGCAAATTTACTTGTTTTATTCCTTTTCCCTTCCAAGTGATTGCAATATCTTTTAACTCATTCGGAACGCTTACAAGTCCTCCAGTCCCAAACTCAACATAAGCGGCATAAGGCGCACCGGCCACAACCTTATAACTTGTTTCGGTTACTTTAAAGTTGTTAATGGACTGACCTAATTTACCAAAGTTTGCTGGAGCTAAAGTCTTAGCCTTTTCCTCCATTTTCTCGGCTGTAAGTTTAGTTATACCTCCAATTAATTGCTCCGCCTCTTTTGCGTTTGCCCTTAGTTTCGATATTACTTCATTTAAACCTTTTACGCTCATAGCCTTTGCGTTGCCATTATTTCAATATCAATCCCTTCCAAGTCTATATTTAAAACAGAGTCAATGTTGTAAATTAATTGATTGCAAACAATATAGTTTTCCTTTACATTTATAGAAAAATCGCCTCTGTTTCTAATTGTAAAAACTGTTTCTACAAGGTTATCGTTTTGCCCTTGCTCATTTCTTACAAAAGCTCTTTTAGTTGCTACATTTGACCAAACCGAATACTCTAAAGTATTGGATAAAGTTGATCCGCCAAAACCGTCAGCAACGGCCTCAGATTTATAAATTTCTATAATTTTATCGTATTTTCTACTTAGCATTATATAAATCGTCTGTTTACATCAATTGCCTCCATTACCGATAAAGGTATTAAAGTACTATTAACTTGTTTCTCACTTTCGTAAAACCATACTTTAATAACTTGCAAGGCTGCGTCAATTAATTCGTTTGGAATATCCTCAACGTTTGTATAACCAATCGTTAAAGTAACCATATTGTTAACCGTTGGAACTATTGCATAAGTTGGCCGGTAAACTATATCAAATTCAGTTTCTGTATTGTCAATAGGATAATCGTAAACTTTTACGCTCTGAACCAAAGCGCAATCCATATAATAAACTTTATTCCTAGTTTTAAATATATGGTTTGTCCTTTTTTCAATAAATGACAATGATGAGTTTATCATACTAGTGATTTCGTCATCTGTAACCGTCTGGAGTTCGTCAACCTTTAAGTATAACTTTGCACGCTCTAAACTAATAACATCCGTATAATTAGTCATTATTTTTTTGTTTTTACTTCCTTAATTTCTACAACGTACCAATCCATCGATTTCGCATCCTCTTTTGACAATTCTATTACATCGTCAATATGGTAGTTTTTCTTTTCGCTTAATTTATAAAACGCTTTGATTACTTTATAATTTGCCATAACTTAAAATTTTATTTCAAAGATATAAAAAAAACCGTTACAATATTGTAACGGTTTTAATTTTCTACTTATTTACTACTATACTGCCGTAAAGTCTCCGTAAATAATTGCAGCTGGTTGTTGTACTGCAAGACCTACTTGCGCCTCAATACGAGCTGTAATGTTGTTATTCACAAAGTTAGTTCCCTCAGTCTCTGAGAAATCCAAAGATAACCCTTGAGTTACTACCTTAGTAATGTAAGACCAATCTCCAACATAGTACTTGTTAGCAACTACCCAGTTTGCTCTGTAAATAGCAATTCCGTTGATACGCAATTGACCATTTTCCAAAGTTACAATTCCAGGAAGTCCGTAACCAGCTCCAGTTGATTTCTCGATTTTCAAAATATCATAGTAATCAGATGGTCTTACAACAATACCGTTTGGAGCGTAGTTCAAACCTTCCAAAGTTGCAACCTCATTGATTAACATTTCAATTTTGTTTTTTCCAGTGATAATCTGAGCTGACGCAGTTGCAGCAGCAGCTAAAACAGCATTGAATATCCCATTCTCAGCAATTGCGTAATCTCTACGTAAAGCGTTAGGAATGAATGAGGTCAAATAAGGTAAGTTATTTGCCATTTTCTTAGAGTAACGTACAAAACCAGCGATAAAGTTGGTTGCAAGATCCACCATTGTAAAGTCGTAATCTCTTTGAGATTTTGCGCTTCCTTCAGTTTGAGTAGTGATTGAACCCTCTCCGGCTGTTTCTCTTGGGTAAGTATAAATACCTCCGTCAATGTTTACTGAACCAACAAGGTCAGAAACGTTTAACAATTGACCAGGTACAGATATAACCTCTGCGCTGTAAACTCTTGGAGCATCTCCAGTTAAGTTAACTGCCAAAGTCATATTTCCAACGGCTTTCACTTGTACAGATTTTCCTGTTCTTACTTCTTTGATACCGTCAAAATTGTCATTGATAGCTTTTACAAGTGTATCCTCGTTTGAGTTTACAACTGCATTGCTTTGCAATTTTAAATCTAATTTGTCAGCGTGTGCTTGCACTTGTGCCAATTTAACTTCCAATGCATCGCTAACTGCTTTCAATTCTGCTTCGAATTGGTTTTTGTTAGATGCTGATAATTTAGTTTCGAAAGCATCGATTGCGCTTTTTACTTCTGAGGCTGTTTTTGTTTCTAAGCCACTTTTAATGTTTGCCAATTCGGCTAGTAATTTCTCGTCCATTTTTATTTAAGGATTAAAGAGTTTGTAAATGATTTTAACGTGTCTAATATAAGCGGCTCAGTTTTCAAAGTGTCATCTTGTGACGGCTCATTGTCAAGTGCTTTTAATAAGTTTTCGATTTGTTTTAGTCTCTCGTCTGAATAATCCAAATCGTAAGATTTTTGTATTAATTCCATCAAACCGTAGTGGCTTTTAATGGCTTTTATATTTTGTACTGTTGCCAATTCGTTAGCTGCCCAACTAGACAAAAACGAATATTCCATCAATTTGTACTCGTTAATAATTGATTTGTTTTTGCTATCTCTCTGCATTACATTGTAACCTATCGAAAGTTCAGCGTTAAGGCCTGACTCGTGCATCAATTTAACATCGGTAAACATATCCTTACCTAATGGCTTATTCATATTGAATTGAGAAGTAGTAAGCAATCCGTATGAGTCCTTTGCATCAATCATCAAAGGTACTCCTATCATCATAGTAGGGTTATGGTCTTTTAATACTCTAATCCTTTTAAAATTCTCGCTTACCGTTTTAGTAAATGAACCAGGAGCGGAAATATCCCCATCTGAGTCAGTATTATTGTATACGTTAGCGTAAGCAGTAACGACTCCTTTGGTATCGTCAAGCTCTTTTAAATCGTAGGCAATTTGTTTAAAATTCATTGTTTCCATTTGACAAATGTATAAATTATTTAATAGCAAAATTAATTTGCATCTTTTTTTTATGTTTTTATTTTTAATAGTGGAAGGCCGTCCTCATCAACTTTTGTAACAACTGCAATTTTACATCGGCAATTTATTACTGTTCCCGCTGGAGCTTTTGGATCCCCAGGATATTCCATTTCGTACCCACTAACTAAAAACTTCGTATTATAATCTACTCGAGTGCCATTCATATCCAAATGGTCAAAAATAGATTTGGGAGGTCTGCGAGTTCGTGCGTCTTGTACTGAAATCCAAACTTTCTCCATTTGGTAAATTGAAGTATCGGCAGCTAAAACAGTCGCAGCGTTTGTGATTGTTGTTGTTTCTGTCCTTGCAATCCTTTGCGCTTGTACTCTATTCCAATAAAACTGATTTTGTAAAAGTCTTGTAATATCGGCAACTGATAAGTTTTGCGCATATCCTTGTGATATAATTTGCAATATACTCTCAATAAAAGAAGCGTGAACGCTTACAATTCTTTGACCTCCAAAGTCTGTTAAAAATGATTGTACTATTTGCTCAAAATTAAACTCAGCTGTATTCTTTTGGCTTTTAAACTTCCTAAGCATTTTTTTATAAGTAGGAAAGCCTACTTTAAAAAATAGCTCTTTGTACATTTCAGTAATCTGAGAAACCTTTATATTATTATAGATAAGAGGTTGATAAGTTAGCTTTGAAAGGTTACCCATAG